GCTTATGCTACGTACACCATCGCGTGTGATGATGCTTGGGCTGCTTTTCGTGTTGCTGATGCCGACTATGCTGCTGCTTGGACTGCGTATCAAGCTGAACTTAAGAAGGAACAAACCAATGAGCTATAGAATTGAAGCCGCCACAAAAGAAGAGTGGGCTGAAAGAGCATTATCTGGTGAGAAGAAGTTAGATGACTTGAAAGATAGTATTAAAGAGTTGTTTAGTCTTCTTGACGTTACTGAGGAAACTGACGAAGGTAGAGTACACCGACCAGTTCAAATAGTTTGTGTCCGTAGTGATATGTTGATGAAACTTGAAGCCGTCTTGGCTACATTGAAAAGCACAATGGAGGATAAAGGATGAAGTTTATTCAACACCAAGATAACGGAACAAAGATTGAAATGGAAATGCCAGACGGATCAACATTAGATGACGTGCTTGACGAGTTTCAAAACTTCCTTCGTGCTTGTGGATACACAATTGAATATAATCAAGTGTTAACAATAGAGGATATGGACAAATGAGTAGATTTATTGCGGCAATGGATCACAGTGGTGGTTCAACCGGAGGCGTACTAGAACGCTACGGACAAACGTACACAGAAGCAGACAAGATGGACAAAGTACACGCAATGCGTATGCGAATGGTCAACTCACCTGACTTCAACGATAAAAACATTTGGGGAGCAATCCTTTACAAAGATACAGTTACACGTGGCTTGGTTAACATATTGGATGACATGGGCATTGAATCGTTTCTAAAGATTGACAGTGGCTGTGAAGAAAACGGTATGCTTAAACAGTTTCCAGTAAAACAAATGTTAGAGTGGGCTACACAACGCACACCAGAGAACGGATCTATTGGTGCTCAAATCTACGGTACAAAGATGCGTAGTATTGTTAAGAGTGTAGACATGGTTAGAGCAATTCTTACACAACAGTTTACAATTGCACAAACTATTTGTAGTTACGGACTTGTACCTATCATCGAACCTGAAGTTCCTATTGATCATCCTGAGAAGGCTCTGGTCGAACAAGAGCTATATGCACTATTAGAGAAGTTCTTAAATGAGAAAAAATTTAAAGTTATCCTTAAACTAACACCACCCGATGCACCCAACTTGTATCACAACTTAACAGTTAAGCATAATGTAGAACGAGTAGTATTCCTAAGTGGCGGATACAGTACAGAAGAAGCGTGTAACAGACTTAGACTTAATGAAAATGTAACTGCTAGTTTCTCAAGAGCATTATCCCAAGACCTATATTACAACTTGACAGAAGATGAGTTTAATGCTACGATTAGTAATAACATTAAAATGATAACTGAAGCAAGCGAATGAGATTAATTACTTTCGGAGACAGTAACACATATGGCCAGTCCCTTCCTGATTGTCATTGGCCCGCACCACACTTACTTGGGCCTAGTAAGTTTGCTTGGCCGCAGTTGCTTGCCGACAAGTTAGGAATGGAATGTCACAACGCTGGTATTCCGGGATCGTCAAATAAACTTATTATGCATCAGCTTATGTCATTTCCGTTATTGCCTACAGATACAGTCGTAGTACTTTGGAGTTATCCAGAAAGATACTGCCATCTTACTAATTTAGTAACTGATTATAAAGACTGGAAAACAATTAAGCATAAGGCAATCGGAGCATGGGTTAAAACAGTTTCGTCACGTAATTACTATAAACACGTATATAAAGATCTCGATCAACAAATAATGTCTAATCATTATATTAGTTACACAAATTTATATTTAGAACAACAAGGCATTGCTAACTATCATACTTCGGTAGTAGATTCAACTCATCCGTTAATATTTAATATAGATTATTTAAGACTACGACATGAATATCCTAGAGCATTAGACGGCGAGCATATAGGTCTTGAAGCCCATGATGAACTAACAAAATTAATTTACGAAAGGATTACACTATGAGAATTATAGCAGGACCGTGTCAGCACGAGTCATTAGGACAATCAGCAGCCATTGCAGAGAAGTGTAAAACAGTATGCGACAAGTATGGTATAGATTATATCTTCAAAGCAAGTTTTGATAAAGCAAATCGTTCTAGCCTAGGTAATAAGCGAGGAGTAGGAATAAACCAAACACTAGCTGACTTTAGACTACTTAAAGAAGTGCATGGTGTTAAGACCCTCACAGACGTTCATACAGCAGAGCATTGTAGTCACATTACTTCTTTCTTTAATGATACAGTAGATGTGCTACAGATACCTGCATTCCTTTGCCGGCAAACTGACCTAGTGCAGGCTGCATGTGCAACAGACAAGATTGTTAATATCAAAAAAGGACAGTTCCTTGCTCCGTGGGATATGAAAGGTATACTAAGTAAGTGTACAGACACTAAAGAAGTTTGGATAACAGAGAGAGGAACTAGCTTTGGATATAATACTTTGGTTGTTGATTTTACCGGCATTGATTACATGCTTTCTAATTTTGATGTGCCTGTGGTTCTTGATGCCACACACAGCGTACAGAAGCCAGGCGGCCTCGGAGGTAGCAGCGGCGGGAATAGGGATTATGTCCCTGGCCTATGTCGTGCAGCTAGTGCTTTAGGTGTTACTAATTTTTTCCTAGAGGTACATCCTAATCCTGATGTAGCACCGAGTGACGGCCCCAACATGTTGCGCTTAGATGACTTTGAAAGTGTAGTAAAGGACATAGTTGCAATTAGTAAGGTAGTAGGATGAGTAAGACAGCAATCCTTATACCTGCACGTTACGGTAGCACACGATTTCCAGGTAAGCCGCTCGCACTTCTAAACGGAGTGACAATGATCAAACGAGTATATAATGCTGCGAAAGCAACTGGACTCGACACATATGTACTAACCGATGACTTGCGCATCTTTGAATTATTCAATGCTAGAAATTGTTGGATTGATGAAACAGAATATGCAAACGGTACAGAACGATGTGCTGGTGCAGTTAAGAATGAATTCTTTGCTAGGTACGATAAGTTTATAAATGTACAAGGTGACATGCCTGACGTAACAACAGATATGGTTGACAAATGCATTTCAGGTTTGCAACACTATCCTGTAAGCACAGTGTTTACAAAGATGCCAGAAGAAAAACAAAATGATCCTAACTCAGTTAAGATGGTACGTGCTGGCGACAGCGCACTTTGGTTTGGCAGAGGTATGACAGGCTACGGCGAATGGCACTTAGGTGTATACGGATACAAGCGTAACGCATTAGAAATGTATCCTAACTTAATTGTAGAACGCGAAGAAGAAATTGAACAACTAGAACAACTTCGGTGGCTCAAAAACGGTTGGCAAATTGGTTGTTTGAGTGTATACTATAATGGAGTAGAGATAACCGCACCGGAGGATGTAGACGAATGGCACAGCAAGAATATTTAAAGGATAACATATTATGATGACTAATATTGAAGGCTTTCCGGTTATGATCAGCAAATTACTGCCTGCTGATTTAAGAGTGTTACAGAAGATTTACTTGCCAAAAGTATTAGAAGACACTAACGCTAACACAGTAGTAAATGGTCTAGGTGCAGTTAATCAAATTTCTAATCACGAGTCGCAACGATGGAATGACCCAGAGTTCTTTACTAAGTGGAATACAGTGATATCCAAAGCGCCTTATATTCAAACTTATCTAGATTCATTCTTCTTCAACTTTCCTTATAACGTTGAAGTTGATACTTGGTATAATGTTTATAAGAAGAATGATCATCAACAGTTACATGATCATCTAACAACAAACGTTCCTGCATTTTCTTGTATAGTAGTATTAAAACAGCCTAATCAACAAGCGGGGCAACTTAATTTTAGAGCTCCTAGTTTATCAAATCATTTAAAGTATCTTGAACTTGATCCTCACAATCAATTTCCGAATGTATTTAAACCTACAATGGAAGATGGTACAATAATAATATTTCCATCATGCTTAGAACACTTTGTATCATACAATCAGACAGACGAACAAAGAGTTATATTTTCATCAAATGTTACAATAACAAGAGAAGACAAGTTATATGGCACAGAATAGATTACCAGTAAAAGACGTACTAGCAGCAGTTGATATGAATTCAAAAAGCGTTTGGAAAGAATTATCTAATGAAGAAAAAAAGAGTGTAAGTTTTTGGTTGCTGAATAGATATGTTAGTGCAGTTAGTGGCGACAGAGAAGCGCAGGAACTTGCAGTATTTAAAACTAACGAATATTATAATAAGCATTTCAACGACATCGGTGTTGGCAAAGATAACGGGCATCCAGAATTAATGTGGCAGTTATTGTGCGCCAGCGGCGGAACAGGTGAAATTGTATATCATCCGTACATTGGCTTTAAGAAAAAAGATGGCAATAATAATGCTGCAATTAAGCTGTTAAGTGAAATACACCCTAATATGAAAATGAAAGAGATCGAACAACTTGCTGAACTATCTACAAAAAAAGAACTCAAAACACTTGCAGAAGCACATGACATTGCAACAAAGCTCTAAGCCATACGTATGTGAATATTGCAACACAGGATATGTTCGTGAAAAAACATTGATGGTGCATGTGTGTGAGCAAAAACGTAGAGCTTTACAAAAGGGCGAGAAGCGAGTACAGTTAGGGTACATTGCATTTAATCAATTCTATAAATTGAGTGCAGGTG